CTGAGCACCATCTTCACCTTGAGCACCTTTATTACCCACAGCACCCTGAGCACCTTTATTACCTACAGCACCCTGGCCGCCTTGAGAACCTATAGCACCCTGTCCACCTTGAGAACCTATAGCACCCTGTCCACCTTGAGAGCCTATAGCACCCTGATCACCCTGTGATCCTACTAAACCTTGAGCACCTTGGAATCCGACCGGACCCCTATTACCTTGGTCACCCTGTGGTCCTGCTAGACCTTGCGCACCTTGGAATCCGACTGGACCCCTATTACCTTGATCTCCTTGAGGACCAGCATCACCTTGAGCACCTTGGAATCCGACTGGACCCCTATTACCTTGGTCACCCTGTGGTCCAGCATCACCCTGTGCGCCTTGGAATCCGACTGGACCCCTATTACCTTGGTCACCTTGAGGACCAGCATCACCTTGAGCACCTTGGAAACCAACTGGACCTTTGTCCCCTTGATCACCCTGCGGACCTACTAAACCTTGAGCACCTTGGAAACCAACTGGTCCCCGATCGCCTTGGTCACCCTGTGGTCCAGCGTCACCCTGTGCACCTTGGAAACCAACTGGTCCCCGATCACCCTGATCACCCTGTGATCCTACTAAACCTTGAGCACCTTGGAAACCAACTGGACCTTTGTCCCCTTGATCTCCTTGAGGACCTACTAAACCTTGAGCACCTTGGAATCCGACTGGACCTCGGTCACCTTGATCCCCTTGTGGTCCAGCATCACCTTGAGCACCTTGGAAACCAACTGGGCCCTTATCTCCTTGATCCCCTTGTGGTCCTACTAAACCTTGAGCACCTTGGAATCCGACTGGACCTCGGTCACCCTGATCACCCTGCGGACCTACTAAACCTTGTGCACCCTGCTCGCCTTGATTTCCTTTATCCCCTTGTTCTCCTTGAGGACCTACTAAACCTTGAGCACCTTGGAAACCAACTGGTCCCCGATCGCCTTGATCTCCTTGAGGACCTACTAAACCTTGTGCGCCTTGGAAACCAACTGGACCTTTGTCCCCTTGATCACCCTGTGGTCCAACATCACCCTGTGCACCTTGGAATCCGACTGGACCTCGATCACCTTGGTCACCTTGATTACCAACTGGACCTCTAGATCCCTGAAAACCTACAACACCTTGTGGTCCAGTATCACCTTGTGCACCGGCATCACCTTGTGCACCTTGGAAACCTACAGCACCCTGAGAACCAACCGCACCTTGAGCTCCTACAATACCTTGTGCACCAGTCTCACCTTGTGGACCAGCAGCACCTACAGCACCTTGAGCTCCAGCATCACCTTGTGCACCTTGGAAACCTACAGAACCCTGTGGTCCAGCATCACCTTGTGCACCCGCACTACCCTGAGAACCAATTGTACCTTGTGGTCCTACAATACCTTGTGCCCCAGTCTCACCCTGCGGTCCAGCGTCACCTTCAGCACCTTGTGGACCAGCATCACCTTGTGCACCTTGTGGACCTATCGGGCCTGGGGTTGTGCCTGCTGGACCTTGAGGACCCGCATCTCCCGGCAATCCTTGTGGACCTACTGGACCTGGCGTAGTTCCGGCCGGACCTTTAGGGCCTGGGTCACCAGTAAGACCTTGTCCACCCTGCGCACCAGTTTCACCCGTTGCACCCTTTTCTCCAGTTTCTCCTGTGGCTCCAGCATCACCTTGTGGACCAATCTCACCGAGTGCACCTTGAAGACCTTTCTCACCTTGAGAACCCTTGTCTCCCTGAGAACCCTTGTCTCCGACGTTACCTTGAAGACCAACAGAACCTTGAGAACCTTGACTACCTTGAACGCCTTTGTCTCCGACATTACCTTGTAATCCCTGATCCCCTTGTAAACCTTTGTCGCCTTGGACACCTTTGTCCCCGACGTTGCCTTGAAGACCAACAGATCCCTGTGGACCCGCTTCGCCCTGAGCACCTTTATCTCCTACTTCACCCTGTACGCCGATAGAACCTTGTGGTCCATCTTCACCTTGTGGACCCTGTTCTCCGACATTACCTTGGACACCTTGGAAACCCTGAGAACCGATAGAACCTTGTGCACCACGGATACCGACATTACCTTGAACACCAATAGAACCCTGTGATCCTTGAACGCCCTGCCCACCCAATGGACCGACATTACCTTGAAGACCAGTAGCACCTTGGGCGCCTTGCTCGCCTTGTGGACCTAGATCACCGACATTACCTTGAACACCTTGTGGACCAATCGTACCGGCTGAACCTTGTGGACCTAATGGACCGACATTACCTTGGACACCTTGGAAACCCTGTGGTCCTCGATTACCCTGAGCACCTAATGGACCAACATTACCTTGAACACCCTGTTCACCTTGGACACCTTGTTGACCCTGTGGTCCTAGAGGTCCAACATTACCTTGGACACCCTGTTCACCTTGAGATCCCTGAATACCCTGAGCACCTAATGGTCCAACGTTACCCTGAACACCTTGTTCGCCCTGTGGTCCAGCGTCACCTTGTGCACCTAATGGTCCAACGTTACCTTGAACACCTTGTTCACCCTGCGCACCTTGTTGACCTTGTGCACCTAATGGTCCAACGTTACCTTGGACACCTTGTTCGCCCTGTGCACCTTGTTGACCTTGAGCACCCATCTCACCGACGTTGCCCTGAATACCTTGGGAACCAGTAACACCTTGCGCCCCTTGCGCTCCCATCTCTCCAACATTACCTTGAATACCTTGGGAACCAGTAACACCTTGCGCTCCTTGCGCTCCCATTTCACCGACGTTGCCCTGAATACCTTGTTCACCTTGAGGTCCAGTATCACCCTGAGCACCCATCTCACCGACGTTGCCCTGAATACCTTGTTCACCTTGAGGTCCCTGTTCACCTTGCGCTCCCATTTCGCCAACGTTACCTTGGACACCCTGTTCACCCTGAGCACCCTGCTCTCCTTGGGGTCCTAGTTCACCAACGTTACCCTGAACACCTTGGAAACCCTGAGCACCAACATTACCTTGTGGTCCTATAGGTCCAACAGTACCCTGCCATCCTAGAGGTCCTTGTGGACCTATCGGGCCTGGATCACCTTGCGGACCTTTCTCACCAATATCAGTATTGTCAATTAGTGTGTTGATGTCAGAAATTTGTTGATCAAGTGTACTGATCAATCCTTCGTTCTGAGTTACCCGTGTGCCTAAAGCATTTACGGTAGCACTATTACCAATAGCATCACTTAGGTCTGCACTTCCGATTGCTTTGCTTACAGAACTATCAACGATATCACTAAGATCTCCTATAGTAATATCACCATCACCTGAAAGTTTGGTTAGATCATAAAGTTCTTGGAAGTTTGCATTAATTTTTTCACTGGCTTCACGGAGAGTATCTCCCTTTCCGTCGTTGGCAGCTCCGCCTGTGTCTAGAATTCTTCTTGTCATTTTGGATTCCGTTATTAGTGGTCTGATGCGTCTAAAGTTTCATAATCTTGAGATAGGTCTAAACCCTCATCATCCAATGTTGGGGATTTCACGCCTGCCCAGTCTGCGACTGTAGTGAAATCATCTGCCAACTGCTGTAAAGAAATGTCATCATATTTGTCTAATGTTTCTAAAGAACTCACGACAATACCTGTAGCAGTGTCTTTCTGATCCTGAGTTCGTTTATCAATATCGTCATTCTCTTCCATAGTAAGTAGAGAATATCTTGCTTGTACATGTGAACCCATTTGTCTAGTCTGGAGTTCGATAGCATAGTTAGGTACTTCTAGAGGATCTGTAACTTCTCCCGCTTCAAGACCAACCTCAGCAGAACTCTGAGTGACGGTCTCCACTGCAAGATAGAATCCTGCTGGATGTACCAGTTTTTTATATAATGTTTCAAAATCTAATAACGATAGACCTGTTCTCAAAAGAACTGAGAATATTTGATATCGTCTATCGTCTTGAATGTAGTGTAGTGACTGAGGTCCAATCAATGAACCGCCAGGTTTATCATTCAGAATAAAGATGTCTCTCTTAGGATAAGACACCTCAACGTCTTCATTGAAGAATGCCTTGAAAAACTGTTCGGTTGATATTTGTGTTCCTTTTGCTCGATATAAGTCCGCAAGTAATCTTGTCATTAATCGCGGATTCTTATAGAACGAAGCAGATTCTAATCCATCGCTGAGCTCAGCAATTAATAGATCCAAATATCGCAGATCTGTTGATGCAATGTTTCTTATGTTGAACAGTCTTTGAATTTGTTCGTCAAAAGAAATAGATCCGTCTTCACCCGTATATTTATAATACGTCTCTAGAAAAGAAACTAGTTTAGGATATTCTGTCTGATAAAACTCAGGTAGAATACTCTTTACTTGATTCTGGTGGAATTTAGGATTAATCCTATATTGATTCTCTAGAAATTCGGACATTATAATAAGACCTTAGTAGACCCTTGCTCTGTATTACCAATTACTGTAGATCCACTTGAGTCTAGTTTTATGATGTAGTTCCTCAACGGGGATATTGTACTCTGGTTTGCTGGAGTTGCAGATATCTTTAATCCGCTGCTCAAGTAACCATCCACATCAATACGAAGGGCTCTGAGATTCACTGTACCTTTCGCTGCATCATAGAAACCCGCATTGCTTAATTTGACATCTCCGTTGACATCGAACAATTGTAATCGAGTAGACCCCAGTTCATTTCTAACGAATACGTTTTTATCATACCACTTAAACATAGACGATTGAATAATATGATCGTCTTTATCTGGCGAAGCGATAACGACTGGGTAGTTTATTGTAAAGTCTTTTTCCAAAAAAGTCAAGTCTTCTGACTGAGGATCTAGTGCTTTTCTAGCAACATTTAAATCAGTAACTATAGAATCGATGTCCAATCGTTGTTGAACCTTGACTTCCATCTTAGAGTTTAGGATTGCGTTGGAGTGATTGTCTATCAGAGTTAATAGATTAGATCGTCTGAATGATGAATCAAATGAACTCAATGTCAAATTTGTATATTCAGTAATAATAGATTCGACCGCAACCTCTAATTGTGAGGCAGAAATATTCTTGACTGGATCAACATTGAATCTAGTAATCAGTTCCAAATATGTAATTTCGGGATTGACAAATTCTGTATCTATAGACATAATAGATAAGTTGGATGTCAACTGACTACGTATCAAGTTCTCTATTGTAGTTTTGGATTCTTCGTTTATACCGTCAGCGAAATTTAAACTAACAAAAACTTTACCATATTGTGGGGGTATGTTATCATTACCACCCCATGTTGAAACATCTCTTAAATAACTACCATACTTACTCATGATCATACCAGTGTAATCGTCAGCAGTAACCAAACGGTTTTGTGCAGAGAATGCCAGAGGCGCGTTCATCTTGATCTGAGAAATAGACTCACGGGAAGAACCTCCCGCTGATGCAGATACCAAAGATATATTAGTTGAGTAGTCTTCTCCCGTATATTCATTCAGGTTGAATTCAGAACCACCATTTCCCTCTACCCCAGAGGTAGAGATATACTCGATTGAAATTATATTACCTGCTTGTGGTCGCTGACCAAGCACATTACCGTCACCAAACAAGACTTCATAAAAACCATTCATTGCTTCGCGTACGATATAAACACGAGATTGATCGGTAATCGTCGCAACTTCTTTTATATTGAAATAATTATTAGACTCGCTTGTGTTTCCGTTAGGGAATACAGATATCGACATAGTAGAAACATCTATATTATTATCTGATATGACATATGGTACATCTATATTACTATCGGCCAAGAAAGTTTTTGTCTTGACTTTTCCTTCTACTAGTGTTACATTAGGAAATACAAACTTACCTGTAGTATCATTAATCGCTTCATAGGTTTGTAGTGTAAAGAACTCATAGTTAGTTTCGTCGATTGTGACGAAGAACTTGGACCCTGCATTTAGTGGTAGAGATGTAGGTGCATTATTCAATACTGTTATTTCTACATCTACCACCGCACGAGCTGCAGTCATCGATGTAGGGAAATACCCTAGACTCTCTGCGTGAGATACAACAGATGAACGTAATTGAGATGTACTCAAGAACGATTCATTGATTGACATGTTTGCAATAAGACCATTGATGTGTGTATTGTATGCCAACACATCCATAATATTAGACAGTCCACTTGCCTCAAAGTCATAATCTGCAAACTCATCACTTTGCTTGAAGTACGTCTTTAGTTTAGACTTGATATTATAGAAATCTAAGTCGGATGAATTAATAGTCATTTATCTTGTCCTTGCAATAGTTAGTCCTAGAGTTACTCGTTTAGTAGATCCTATAACATCAAATACAATAACCACATTAGCGGTATTGTAATCTTCTTTGATGGTAACTTTCACGTCTACTAATTTTGCTCTAGGTTCATGTGCTTCAATCGTTTGTCGTACTCTGTTCTCAATATCGGATGGTTCTAGATCGGTTGATAGAGAGAATAGAAAAGTTTCCAAACCTCCACCATAATACGGACGAAAAGGTGTCTTACCTCTTTCTGTCATTAATAAGTTTTTAACTGATTGTTTGACTGCTGCAGCATCGGTGACCTTATAGATGTCACCTGTAGAAGGTTTTGCGGTAAAACTAGTATCGATATCTTTGTTGATGCGCTTAATCGATGTAGTGATCGGAGCGTTATATAGATTACCGTCTTCTATTGAAAAATTCTTTGCCATTAGTCTATCAACTCTTTTTGTACTATTTATACAGAAATTGCAACATCGATTGAAGGCAATTCAGGTAAAGTTATATCGAATGAAGTTGGGACACCTATCATACCAAGAACGTCACATAAAGTCAAGTCAATAAAATCAAATATAGCACCTAGTCCTATAGCATTGAAAAACTTCTTAACAATCTTAACCCAATCGAATAGTAGTCCTTTCTTTGCGTTCTCGAACCAATCCCTAGCCGCAGTAGTCAATTGATGTATCTCATCTTCTATACAGATAGTTTTCTTATCAATATCACCCCCGAACACATCCTTTAATGCTATGTTGAATGGTGCGGGAAATGGTAGCGCAAGATCAGTGATCTGTGATAACATGTCATCTTTGATTTTAGTGATCTCTGCATCCATGTCAAAGTTCTCTATATCCGATTGTAGTTGTTCTGCCTGATCCTCTATGCGTTTTATTTCACGTTCTGCCTTGACCTTTGCCGCCTCTACCTGAGCACGTATCCATGCTGCAATATCAAAGTCTAACGGTATAGGTAAAGAGGGTAATCCTAATGGGTCCCATATCGCTTTGAACTTACCGATTAGTTTATCGAACAGTTCAAATAATGATCCGGTAACAAACGCCATGATCTCGTTCTTGATATAAGACCATGTTAGTTTTGCCTTCCACTCACCACATTCCACACCAAACTCACCGTTGAAGTATTGGTACTCGGCTGGAACTAAGCTATAAAAGGTATCAACGATTTGATTCTTCGTTTCCTGTAGCGTATCCATCGCAGAGTCATAGGCATCTTGTTCTAACTTACCACTTTCGAAATCATCCTTCAGTTGTTGTAGACTTGCGCGGAACCCTTCGGTGTCTCCACTAATCTGTGCCTTGAGTCTCTCTTGTTCTTCAGCGGTAGATATTTTCAAAACATCTATGGATAGTCCAAGTATAGGCACAGTAAATGTCACTGGTATGATTGCACTGATAAGTTCCATGATCTTCATAGGAATGAATATATGGTAGTCCTGTATGAGTTCAGTGAATGCGTCTTCCGCTTCCTTTTCCCAATCTCGTACCTGACCTTTCTGCCACCACGGGGCTAGTAGATCACCAACTCCCTCTATCGTATCGGTAATCTCTTTTATTTGATCTTCTATTTCTTTCTGAATCTCTAGACCAATGTCCATTGATTCTAGTTTCTCAATCTCTGCGTCTAGTTGCGCACGTGCGTCACCCTCAGCCTCTCTCGCTTGACGTTTGAGCTCTTCTATTTGGTCTAGTGCCTCTGTCTTCTGTGCTTCCAGTTGGGACTGTGCGTCCACTAGCATACTCTCCAAGTCCGACGGGATCTTAGAGATCTGATTCATCATATTAACATAATCTGCTTTAGTGGGTAGGTTCCCACCACCACAAGGTAAACTAGTCATGAGTTTATTTTAACAACAGTTCCGGATAAGGATATTTTATCGGACGCCCGTACTGTTACATTCTTTGCAGAAATCTTCGCGTCACCTGTGACAATTATATTACAATCACCTTTAATAGTTATGTTAGCGTCCTTATCTCCTCTGATCTCTATATCACCCTTGACCCGTAGAACGTCATTCTTCTGTATGGTGGTATCACGACTACCGTCGTCTTGCATCTCATAGTATGTACCTGACCTATGTTCTTCATGGATACGCCCATTTGAAGAATCGTCATATTCTTTAAAGTGACCTGTCTCAGTCTCGTACACTTTATTGTACGGATAGGCATTCAACGCCTTCTCGTTTGTGTCATCCTCTTTCGGAATCGACCCAACGACTAACGGCAACTGAGAGTTTTGTCCGTCTAAGAACACACCAAAAACCTGAGTACCCACTAACATACCAAGGTTCTGTCCTTTTCCTTCGTGTATGCCTGTAGTAACTGGAATGATCACTTGTGCCCAAGGTAAATCTTTATCCTTGATCTCATCGTATACACCGTGCACTTTGACCTTAACACGTCCTAGTTTCAGTGGATCAAAGACATCGACCACGGTACCTAGGAACCATCGTGTATGGTCGCCATAATACTCAACGAAACTTTTAGGTATCATAACAATTCTCCATTAGATAGTTTCATAGCAGATAGGGTTAGTGTATATGTTCTTGGAGATATGGTATGTTTACACGCGAATATTAAAAAATCACCTGACTTCTTTCTATCATATATGCTGTCTTTATGCTCAGTGTTAGTGTTGCGTAAAAACCGTATATCAATCTTGTTGCCGATAGTCTTGTTCGCGCTTCCGTCTAGGAATTCAACACCGTCAACGATTACGTCTATCTTATTATTAGTCAACATATACGCCATTGATCGATTGACGATATTAAGTTTATACTGTGCAAGTCCCTCACTTTCCATGTAAGACTTTTGTGTAAAGTATGCGTTTGTACCACCTACCTGTGTGATCTTTCTGTTAGTGATATCACCCTTCGTATCATCTAGCCTAGTACTATCAAATATAGGCGTACCCTTATCAACAATATTATCCTTCCTTAATAACTTAACGACTTCATTATCGATATTAAAATCGAAGTCTACAACTCTATTCTTAGTTACATCTACATAGGAATACTTGGACCCTACCATACCTTCGCGAATCAATCCAAATATATTGTTGGTGTTCTTAGATTGATGTCTCATTATTGTTCTATTGCGAGCGATTGTAGGTTGTTCATCATTACCAGATGCGCTTTCTGAAAAAGTGAAAGGCATGTCTGGATTGATTTTTATTCCTTTCATCATGCTTCGGAGATCATTGAAGTTTAACTCTTTATCTACTAAAGTCGAGTACAAATAAAATGGATACCCGTCACTGGTCGATGCGCGGTTCTTAATCCAACACATAGCCTCTATCGGAGTTAAGTTAGGTACAATAACCTTCATTGATTGAAAGTCAGTGGATGAACTCTTAATATCTTTTGAAAAGAACTCTTTAGATATATTCGAGATAATAACACTAGGCTTGCCACTCATGGATCTATTCAAATTGTATAGATTAGATAAGTATCCGATATCTTCGATCAGATGAAAGACGAACATCTCTACATTATCCGATGTCTTATCAGCACTGACTATCTTATCAATAAAGAATGTTTTGGAAACAACTCGTGTCCAATTGTTCTGCATACTCTTCAGATCTATAGTAATTTTCTCACCACCTGAAATATCTAATGATCCAATTATATCTTCCTGATCAACGTATGCCAGTGCGGCAGTTAGATAAGGTTTGTCGAGGTGTTCAAAAATGTCTATCCCAGTAGTTGTACTGGATATCTCAATTGTTGGTTTAGAAGCAGAAGTTTCAAGTAATACACGTTGTATTGAAAGATTATCAGAAAAGTCCTGTTCTGCTGGGGCTTTATCACTCATTACGATCTCAATGCTTCATTAAATAGTGCTTGTACATTGTTGATAGACGATGGTTT